GTGTTCATCACCGATGATGTGGTGCGTGATTACTACCGCAAGTTGTGAAGCATGTACTTGTCTCCACCTCCGTAGGCGACGTGTTTGTATAGCGTTTTCACGAATTCGGCTACCCCAGTAAATGTGCACGACACGTTTCGCACGAACTTCGTGTACCACGTAGAAGTTGATTTAGATGCGTCGATGAGTTTGTGATAGTTATCGAATTGTGGAATTTTACCAACGTCATCTTTGTGAATGAGTTTCATCTGCACGTAGTCAGGTCCGACCCGCTGGCATCCGAATGCTCCTTCACGAATCGAACCTTGGTGCTCTGCATCATACGAATATCATTTCTGTAATAATTGTAGAAAATAACCCCCAGTACCCCCACCCACAAAGACTATATATATAGAGAGAAACATGGGATACGCACCAGTGTACGATTACCGTTGGGGGTGTGGAGTCAAACAGGTGACAGACCGAGCCATTTTGAATGATGCGAAAAAGGTCATCATTCATAATGGGTCGAAGATGGAAATTAATTACATTCCAAAGATTGGGGACTATGGCATTCACGGAGGCGTCCTGCAAGTCATGCGTGGCAAACGCGTCATAACCTACCACTGAAACCGTTGTAATGAACACGCCATAACGCGACGCACGCATGAGAACAAAAACCACCACCAGGGAGCAGACCTGGAACAGCCAAGCAAACATACCCCTCAAGCGCTTTCTTTATGAGAAAGGGTGGGACGACCTCGTGAAAAAGATGACCCCCCTTCAATACAACAAGGTGATCACGGACGCGCGAGAGTTGACCGAAGACCCGGAACGCGTGAAAATTATATCAGCGTACATCAAGAGTCATGGAAGTCGTGACCTATGCGAATAAATCGAGCGGACTCTTCGAAGAGCTCGTGCACAACGAGTTCGACGTTCCAGTGAAAGTGTTAGGGTGGGGTACGAAGTGGAACGGATACTCGGACAAGTCTAAAGGCGTATTGGAATACATCACCACGAGCAAAGATGACGAAGACATCGTCGTGTTCATCGATGGGTTTGATTCTAAGATTAATAAAACACCCGAGGAGGTTGAACAACTGTTCAAATCCTACGACTGTCGCGTGTTGTTTTCGAAACATCCAGACATTATTTCAAAATACATCGTGCGCCAGGTGTTTCCAATGTGCACCAGCGAAGGCATGGCCAACGCGGGGATGTACATGGGATACGTCAAGGAATTGAAAATAATCTTACAAGATGAACTAGGCGAAAAGTGTCAGGATGACCAGGTTAACTTTAATAAAATGTGTGAAAAGTACGATTTCATCAAAGTCGATGAACACGAACGCATCTTTGAAAACATGTCCCCATTTAACATGACCACACCATCGAACGCCGTGTTCGTGTCCTATCCCGGCACGCCCACTGTTGAACGCCTCGTGCGCGCGTGTCGCGATTACGCACAGTTTTTCAAGTGGCAATTCATCATCGCCATGGCGGTGTTGTTGATTGCAATTCCAAACGAACAAAAGTGGATACCAATGTACATATCACTCATCGCCATGTTGTTCTACGTGTTGCAGGCTGATAAAAGTTGTGCGCGATGAAAAAAAATGTGCATCCAATACATATGAAGGTGGCGTTCATTTTCATAGTGAAGGATGGTGAAAAGTATCTCGAACCAAATCTTAATCTGTTGAAGCGACACGGACACGACATTTACGCGGTCGAAAACAACAGCGTGGACGATACCAAAAACATCCTGAAACGCGCCGACATTAAGAAAGTCATCACACTCGACCTCGACGATAAAAGTTCTCTCGAACTGTGTGGATTGGGTGAGGTCAATTGCGCGAAACGCGTTCGGCGTTTGGCGTACATTCGACAACAAGGTCTCGACGCGGTGATGAACGCCGACGAGGCTTACGATTACGTGTGCATGTTGGACATGGATTTCGAATCGTACGACCCATCGCATTTGGATGGCATGTTTGAATTCATGGAAAATAACAAGGACGTCGATGCCTTGTTCGGCATGTCTGTCGTGAAACACATGGGCATCCCCTATGACATCAGCGCGGTGCGCCCGATGACGAAATTGCCAACGATAGGATTGAAATTGAAACAACACGTAAAAGTGCAATCCGCGTTTAGTGGTTTCGGAATTTACAGGTGTTCATCTATTGTGGACAAAAATGCTAAATATGATTACAAAACAATAGATGACATAGAACACGTACATTTCAACAAACATTTTGAACATCTCGTGGTTGACACTAAATTCAACCCCTCGTACGAACCATCTGATAAATTGTTTAATTTGAAAATGGCTGTCGTCATTTCTCTCCTCGCATACTTCTTAATTAGAGTATTTCAGCGTTTCAGAAACAACAAAAGATGAACGTCGGCATCATTACACCTGGAAGACTTTCCCCCGGAGTGAACTCGTGCATCACGGAAATCGCACTTCGGGAGAAACAGCGACACAACAGGGTCATAGGCGTCGTCGAGGGATGGCGTGGACTCAACCATGGGTTCATGGAAGACATGTTCGTCACAGGCCAGGCACGGAACGAGCCGGGGTCCATTCTTCACACGTCTCGCGAACCCCTGAACATGAAGCTCGCTCGGAGACACATTCTCACCCTCGACCGACTGTACTGCATCGGGGACATGGAGACCCAGAAGGAAGCCCGAACGATCTTCAACGCGGACCTCCCCGTGAGCTTGGTCGGCATCACGGGCTTTGGCATGCAATCGAAGATTGAAGAAGTTTCGCGGTACATCAGAAAGTGCCACGTCCTCGCTGAAAGCATCCACGGTGTGGTGTTTCTGGAACTCGCGGAGAAATACGGCGAACTCGCCCGAAACGCGTCCATGAGCGAACCCCACGCCAACGTGGTCATAACACCAGAAGAGGATGAAAACTTTCTGTTCGACGTCCAAAACAACTACGCGATGAATGGCCACTGTGTGGTCGTCGTCAACGCGTGTTGCGACTATGGGTACATTCTCGATGCCCTCAAGGTGTACAACGTGGAGACCACCATCATGCGCCCCGACGCGACGCTCGACGTGGCGACCCCGTGCGTGTACGACAACATCCTGTGCGCGCGCATGTCGAGGGAGGTGTGCGAACACGTCGAGCTTCGAAAAAATTTCGTGTGCGATGGTGGTCGTATGATCCCGTACGCCTTTTATCCCGAAAATTTATTCTCCATAAAATTTAATGTTGTATAAATACACATGTCTCTTCAGAGCACTCCCCTACTTATATCGCTGTGTGCATTTTCAATCGCGGGTCTTGTCGCACATGATGGCTTTGACTATTTGGGGAAGACTGAAAATATCGTCAACGGCCCACTCGTCTACGGCGTCACCATCCTCCTCCACAGCGTGTTCGGTGCTCCGGGAGTGACCGAGAAACCAAAGCTACTCGATAACGTGTCCGAAAACCCCTTCTTCAAGTTTTTTACGCTGTTCCTCCTCGCGTTTGCCGCCGTGCGTGATTTCGAAGACGCCCTCTTCGTCATTGTGCTGTTCTTGAGCATAACCCAACTTTTGCGCACCGAAGAAGAACGCAAGAGACACCCTACCATCCTTTAATCAGGTCCACGACCGTGGCTTTGGGGAATTGTCGAGAGAACATCTCGGTCTCGTCGTGTGCGCTGTGTCCTATGATTGACGGCACGCTCCGGTCGATGTTTAAGTACTTGCGAAGGTCTCGGTAGTACACGCGCGCACCCTTGGCGATGACGTCTTCAAACTTCAGGTCGACGTGGTTGTTCATGGGGAAAAACATCGGGAAATACTTTTGCATGTTTGGCACGTGCAGGAGGTAGCACTTCGTGCTCGAAATCCACCGAACCCTATCTTTCTGCACCTCGTCTGGGAGATAGTGCAGACAGTGGAAGAAACACGCCTCGAAGTCGTCCCCCTTCTCCTCGATGAACGACTCGACGTACTGATGCAACTTTTTCGAAGAACTCACCACCGCGTTATCTTCGAACACGAGCGCGTATTTGTGTCCTGCTTTCGATGCTCGATTCCATATGTCAGCGTGGCCCATCTGACACCCGATGGCACCCAAGTTGAAATACGTGATGTTCGGGCGCACGATCGATGGGTCGTAGTGCATCTCCACCGCCTTTTCCATGAATTCACTCTGCACGTGTTGCTCAAATTTACGAGCCGTCTCCACCTCGCGCGTGTCCTGTCCGTAGACGACGTGCACCTTTGGCCCGTTGGTGTTGTGCCTGAAGAACTTCTCTCGCCGGTCGCGTGCTTCTGGGAGCGTCAGGAGATAGGTCTCGTACGACCACTCACGTTCTCTGCGTAAAATCAGAAACACGATCGCGAGAAGTACAATCACGACAATCATATATTATTTAAAGAATAAAATGTTTATAATAGTAGGCCAGCCTTAGCTCAGTTGGAAGAGCAACTGATTGTAGTCGTCATCAAAGCTCAGTGGGTCACTGGTTCGAATCCGGTAGGCTGGAACATTCTCTCGTAGATCAATCGGAAGATCGTCTGACTGTTAATCGGAAGGTAGCGAGATCGAAACTCGCCGAGAGGGATTTCTTCACTTTTTACATGTGTATCCCGTATGTAAAATTTGCTGTAAAAAATTACGCGCATTTTCTTCATTATCGAATGTACCTAGATAATCACGTTGACTTTTAGCATGCCATTTCCCAAATTTATCTTTATACACACATCCTTTATTTTTCTTATTTGAACCATCAGGTCTTACAAAGTTTTCTGGGTCTCTTGTATATTCTTTAAGTACTTCAATTGCTTCATTCTCTGTTTTGAATGCACCATTTGATAAATATTTCTGCTTTTTGGATTCACTAACTCGAGGTACAAACCCGTTGCTAGTCTTCACCACACATCCTAAATATCCATTTCGTTCAATATTTTTAGATTTCACACTCTCTCGTATTTTGTCTTTCATAACTTGTGATATTACTTTGTTTTTATTCCCTCCGGTGCTACAATTGTATCCATTCGGTGCTAAAGAATTTAAGGTTTTTATCCAGTGGGCCTCTCGTTCATCCAATTTTTCTTCAGGGGCTTCTTCTATGATTTCATAAATCATCTTATCGCCATATTTGTTTATAGCCCTCTTCACAAGTGTACAATTAGAAGATACTTTTTTATGACATTTCACCCTTTCCTTGAAACTCTGCAAAGTCTGTCCAACATAGACTTTGCCAGAAGGGCTTGTAATCTTATAAATAATGCCATTTCTGTTCATGCATTATATAAGTGATGAACTTTTAATTAAAAACATCACCTTTTTTTAAAAAATGTTTACCGAGACCGAACCAAGATTCAGAAATTTTCTATGTGCAATGTATAATGATTGAAATTGCTTTAATATTATTATTACTATTTGTTGTCGTAGGTGGGGTAGCTTATTACTATTTTACCCAGAATGAAGACAAACCTTCAGGTGGACCGTCCGGTTCAACTCTCACAATTACAGAAAATGGTGCTACCCTGACCGAAAACTACCAAATCATGCCCAGACGAGAAAATTATATACAATCTCCAAAAGTAGTCGACTGTTATGTATCGGGTATAACTCACCCCGTATACTGTGGTGTACACGATAGAAGTACGGATGGTTTTGCATATGCCTACGATTTAAGTTTAATTGAACCAGACTATATTGAATGCCCAGGTGGTGGACATGAATGTTGGTACAAAGAGAAATTTGATCAAAATGGTAATCTCGTAAACATCGTTGATGCAAATGGTGTTAAATTACTCGATAAATTAGCTGATGATATATGGGCAGACAAATGGGATATGGAAGGTCCTGTTATAGCACCAGTACTGACGATGGCAGAATATAAGGATAAAAAGCTTGTAGCACTACGAGATATTGTCAACATGAACGGAGACATCGTTAGTGCTGGTAATGAAATTACGATAAATGACATGTCAAATAAAAGTGTATATCTTATGTTACTTATGTTAGTAATGAAAAATGCGGGCGAACCCAAACCTGACCGTTTCGTACTAAATGTTGCGGGTGGTAAAGCTACATTTGATAATTATATTACGTCGAGAGATGTAGCATCTCAAGCGAGTTAAGTTGATACACTCATCACCAAATAGACTTTTTTAAAAAAATACCACCCTTTTTTTAAAAAATGTTTAGGTTCCTCTTTGGCATGGACCCCAAGCCGGGTCCTCCTCGACCACCACCGAAACCGACGATGCTCATCCAGGCTAGGAACGACGTCGGGGAGGTCGTGCTGCTGGAGGTTCCGGCACCAGTCAGAACCGATGTACATCCAATATTACTGTCACCCGTCTCCCGGAGCTGGTCTTTTCGAGACTATGATAGCGGGCGTGGTCGAACATGAAC